AAATGTTCTTATCCATAATGCATTATCATTGTTAGTTGAGGAAGTTTGTATTGCTAAAGATTCAAGAGTTCCAGCATCTCTAACTAAACTAAAATTATTATCAATTTCAACAAACAAAGTACCACCAGCACTTGTTATAAAATTATTTGTATAAATATTATTTAATGTCATTAAATCTTGATTCCTTGTAACTGTACTTGTTGTTGTTGGAATATATGATGTAGCATAAGCACCTATTTCAAGTTGTCCATTTGTACAAGTTCCACTAACTGTTAAAACTAAACTTCCAGCAGTTGGTGTAAATGTTAAACTAACTCTATTAGATGCTCCTGTACCTACTAATGTTCCAACAAAAGTACCACTTAAAGTTATTGTTCCTGTACCATAAAATGATAAAGTATTAGCTACTGCAGTTGTAGTTATTGTTTGAGTTACAATTGTCGCACTATTTAACAATCTATTTGTTCTTTGTGGCTCTAATAATATACTTGGAACACTTCCTGTATAATCTAATCTTGGAATACCTGTTAAAACATTTTCAATTACATTACTACTATTTACTCTTGTAGCTGTTGTTGCTCTTGTAAATACCATATCACCACTTCCACTTGATGGAATGATAGAATACAATTTGTTTGCCTTATAAGCATTAGGCGTAAGAATCAAAGATGCTTGGTCAAGTAAACTCATATGTTTTCAGTTTTTTTCAAGTATTCAAGCATCTTCTGTATATTAATGTCTTTCACTTTGTAAGTTGCAGACACCTTTGATTTTTTAGGCTCCTTATCTTTGATTTGCTTGTTTATTTTCATTGTTTGGTATATTCTTATTTTTTATTTAAAATAATGGCTTAAATCGCCTTATTTAAAGTACCCATCCAACTGGATTTGGTTTAGTATCTGGAAACATATTATCGTTTGCATTTTGAAAATACTCTGGGAATTTACTTGATGCATATATTCCCATATAGTCAACAAACCTTTTGGCATAAAAGTCAGCAAAAGTGCGATGTTTCTGTACCAGTATGTCAAGTTCCTCTTTTGTAGTGCTTTCACTATTTTCTGATCGATGTTTAAATACACCACCATTTCTAATTTGATAGTTTGCGAATGGTAAATAGTCAACCATAGCAAAATGAATTAGCATAGGCTGAACATAATCTGTAACCAAATCCAAATAATCACCGGTTAATGTTGTTGTGTTTATTTTGGTTGTGATTGCATTGTATAACTGTGTGCCAAGATAATTTTGCACGTGCATCTGTTGTGCTATCTTGATAAAATTAATAAACAAATCTGTGTCCACATTCCCATTGAGGATTGAATTCGATTTTAAGTCTTTAGGTGTTATGAATAATGTTGTTGCCATATCTTATTTTCTATAATTTGGATGGTGACCACTATCTGGCATATCTGCTGGTGCAATTTGTGCATTATCCCATCCTTTTGGATTTGGATTATACCCAGCAATTGAACTTACTTCCTCACTTGATGCCAAAGATTTGTCTGCATAAGGTGTGCCATCTGTTTTTGTTTTCAATCTATACAAGTTTTCGCTGAAATAATGACCACAATTGACACCTCCCTTATATTCGAAAAGCGAATAATTTTGACCCTTGTGACCAAATGATTTATTTACACCAGAAAAACTTGCTTGATCAATATCCTCTTTGCGATATACAACACCTTTTGATGTTCTATTCATCATATTAACGCAGAATTGTCTTGATTGTCCTTGTCCGCTTTTACCGTTTGCATACTTTTCAGAGTATTCGTATCGCACTTTGTAGGTATCTTTGTCCAAAGAACTTTCTGCACTTGGATTTGATGTGATAAACTCTTTCAGATTGAATCCTTTTTTTGGCTTGATGTGAATCTTTGCCCACTCCTCAATCGATGAATTATCGGCATTGTATTCTCTTTTATCCACAAGTTCCCATTCATCACTCACAACCTCTCCATTGAATGAATCAATGTCAAAATGCTCGTGTTCCTCACTCAATGTCTGTGTGATTGTATCAACTGGCTCAATTTGTGGGACAGTTGCTTTCAATCCAATCAAAGCCCTAATTTCATCGGTTGTTAGTGATTCAATTGCTTTAGTAGCCAAATCAGTTGGTAGTTTATTTATGTTGTCAATTATTGGATTTACATTTTTTATTGCAGTTAAATCGTTTTCAGAATCTAAAGGTTGAAGAGTCTTAAAGTATAAATTTAAACTGATATTATTTACTGCTAAAATTTCATTAAAATATTTTATAAGTAAGTTTTGGAATGGTCTAATAACAGTATTGTCCATTAATATTGATGCAGTTTTAAGTTCGTCTGCATTGTTACCGAATCCAGAATTGTCTTTAATTCCCAAAAGTATTGGTGAAATGATACGATGACCAACCATTATTTTTCGCATTGTTTCATCTGCTAAAAATTGGTATTGATTGTGTGCATCACTCAACTGAACTGGGTCTATTGTAGCACCATAATTGTTTGAGTCATTAAACGATAGGATGAACCGACCAGCGTTCGATGTCCCGCTAAATTTGTTTTGTATATTTCGTTCAATATCTCTCTGCTCGGATTCGGTCGGTGTCCCATTGTTGAAGTTGATAAGCATACTCGGTGACATACCTTGTAAAATGTTGTTTAAGTGGTAGTTAGACACCTCTTCCTCGATTTCACAGTATTGCAAACAACCTTGAAAGTCAACTGGACTATAATAGTAAAATCCAGTTTTGTATGGTTTGATATATAATATCTCTTCTCCACCGTTACCGAATCCGAATGATGGTATTTCAGTAGGTTTGTTGGCTCTTGAAATTGTTGTCCAATCATCTGAATAAAAAAAGACTTCAATTTCACCATCCTCATTGCATTTTCCCGACCGTAATGTTTCAACAGGAAAGTGATTGCACTCAACTATTCTGCTTTTATCGATTGAGTAAACAACTTGGATTGCACATTGACCCATTGCTTTCAAATCATAGCAAAGTCTTTCAGTTGTATCGTTGTCAAACAATAACATTGCTTGTGCATAGTCTTCTGGTTTAAGTGCTTTGTCACTTGCATCAAGACCCTTTCCGAATATCATTTGACTAATTCCGTTTACAATGGCATTATTTGTGGGCGAACCATTAATACGGTCTTGTAAGTAACCAAAATAGTTGTTGTCTTCACCGTATGAAACCCATTCTTGATTCTTTACTTCGACAATCTTTGGCGATGTATAGGTTGCAAGATTGATGACTCCTATGCCTCCAGTAGTATTCTTTTTCTTTGTTGTCATATTGTAATGTAATTGTTGTTATCAATTGATGGACTTGTATATTGTCCAGAATTGATTGAATAACTGCTTTGTGGTTGATTTGTGACAAAAACTCTGTCTTTGTATATAATAACATTGCTCACATTAAAATAAGCCTTTAAAACGTAGAAAGTGTTTTCTTTTAAGATACTGAAATTAACATTTGCAGTTATGCCGTCCAAATTATTTAATATTTGTATTTGACTACTTTCAGATTCGTATGTTCCAGAATCTTGACTTACTCTTATTTTAAAATCTGAAATCAATTGAGAAACAATATAATTTCTAATGTAAAAAATATCATTAACAGATTCTGTATATCTTGCGATTATGTTAATTATTTCTTTTGTAGTTTCATTTGTAAATTCCAATATTAAATCATTGCCATTCAAATCAACTTGAGTGATTGGAATAATTGGAATAATTTGGTTTGCAGATGTTGTCAGTATAATCATATTGATATAACGTCAACTTATTTTATTTTGTAAAAAAAAAGCACTCAACTAATTGAGCGCTTAATTCGACCGAGTTACCCCAATCCCATTTTATCAGTACATCCCTATACTGGTGTTATCTGTGTCGGTGTTGCTGAACCTCCAGCAATTCTTGCAGTAACTAACGAAGCGGTTACAAATTGAGACATCAAAGGCTCTTGTGCCATTATAGTCAAAGTGTAACCATTCAAGTCTCCTAATGCCACGCCAGAACTAATGCTTCCGGTTGTTGTTGTTCCTCTTGTCATACCTACTGAAAGGTAGTTTCCATTGTTATCTAACACAAATACGTGAGGACGTGTTGCAATTAATTTTTGCAATTCAACTTGTGTCAATGGGTCTAATTTAGTAAGCACCAAAGTAAGTGATTGCTCATAAAAAGTTGTTCCATTGTCATCGCTCGAATTGATTGTTTGCTCTAATCCAGAAGCACTCTTTACATCGTATTGATATAGATTATATGTAGCACTTGAAAATGCAGTCACATATCCAGTTACTCCTATTGTAGCAGTTCCCAAAGTTCCGTAATCTGCAAAGAATACTTTTTGTATTCCTCCGACTGCATCTTTACACGCTAATTTCCGACCCGTAGTCATTAAGCATCCCATATATTTATATTTTAAAGGTTAATAAAAAAAAGGGACTTTCGCCCCTTTTAAATTTAGGCGATACCGTATGTTACTGCATCAGAACCGATACCAACTTGAAGACCTCTTGTAAATCTGGCGATGAAACGTACATTTTTACTTCCGTCAATGTCTTGCATATCAATTGTTTGAACAAGATTTTGGTCATCTGCCAAACCAAATCCAACAAATATGTTAGATATTTGAGTTGCTACCATTGTATTGGCTGGTAAACCATTTGCAACGAAAACTGGAACGCCATCAAATGTCAATTCTTGACCGTTGTACCATTGTGTTCCTAATCCTTGACTTCCATTGTTTGAAGTAGCTGCAACGCTAAATCCACCAAGTGCTCTTACGTATGCTTTTGCAACGTTTTGAGAAACAAAGATTCTTAAATCTTCTGTTCCATAAAGTGCTGAAGGAATACCATCAACCACACGACCCATTTCAGCAATCACGTTTGCTGATGTAATTGTCAAAGGTGTACCGATTACAGTTGCACCATCAGTTTTCAATAATTTTCCAAGACCATCAGTTGCATTCCAAAGGAAAGTTTCAGTATCCAAAGCAATATCTTTCAATACTTTTGCGATAAAGAAATCAGAGAATGATGCTGGTAATGAATCAAACGCTGAATACCCCATTTGTACTGCCTCCCAATCGGATTGAAATGGAGTCTTGCAGACTTGTAAGTTCACTTGTTTTTCAGCCACTGTCAATACTTTATCAGATAAAGTAACAACACCAGTATCGGTGAAATCACAAGTTGCGTTGGTAACGAGACCAGAAACAACCGCTTTCTTTAAAGTAGTTTTGTATTTTACGTTT